CAACATCCAACACAGCAGGAGATGGTACTACAACTTCAACTTTATTAGCACGTGAAATGATTAAGGCAGGTTTATCCCATCTTAATAATGGGGTTAATGCTGTTGAAATTAAACGTAGTATTGATGCTGCTGTAAATCAAGTAGTTAACACCCTTCGTACTAATGCTGAGGATATTACTTCAGAAGAACAACTAGAACAAGTAGCTACAATTTCAGCAAATAATGATGTTGAAATAGGTAAAATTATTGCTATGGCTATGAAAAAGGTCGGCCGTGAAGGAGTTGTTACTATTGAGGAATCTAAATCAGGTGAAACATATTTAGAAACAGTAGAAGGTATCCAATTTAATCGTGGTTTCAAATCCCCTTACTTTGTTACTAATAATAATACTATGTCTGCCTCTTTAGAAAAACCATATATTCTAATTGCTGATGAACGTTTTACTAAAGTAAAGGACCTACTCCCTGTATTAGAAGCCATATCTGGAACAGGGCGCTCTCTTCTTATCATCGCTGAAGATGTTGATAATGAAGCACTCGCAACCCTTGTTGTAAACAAGATGCGTGGAACACTCGCAGTATGTGCCGTTAAAGCCCCAGAATTTGGGGATCGTCGCAAACTTATTTTAGATGATATTGCTACACTAACTGGTGGAGAAGTATTTAGCAAGGAAAAAGGAATGAAACTTGATAAATTTTCTTGGGATTGGTTTGGTGAAGCCCGAACAGTTAATGTAACTAAAGAACAAACTACAATTGTAGATGGAAAAGGAAAAACAGAACGAATTGAAGCACGTATTGAAGCATTACAACAACAAATCGAACAAGCAGGATCGCCGTTCGAAGTTGAAAAGCTCCAAGAAAGGCTCTCGAAATTCGTCGGAGGAGTGGGAATAATCCACGTTGGTGGTAACACCGAAACAGAAATGAAAGAGAAGAAGGACCGTGTAGACGATGCTTTAAATGCTACTAAAGCTGCTATCGAAGAAGGTATTGTGCCTGGTGGTGGTGCTGCTTTATTGTATGCTCGTGAGTCAATTACATCTGATAGTATAGGGGCTCAAATTGTATATAAAGCTTGTGGTAAACCATTCGAGCAAATCCTTATCAATGCTGGTTACTCATCTACGGATGCTCAGATGATTGGTAAGTACCGCTTAGTAGACTCAGGTAATGATATTTGGGCAGGTTATAACTTAAAAACAGAAGAGGTTGTAAATATGAAAGAAGCAGGAATTATTGATCCTGCTAAAGTAACACGTACAGCACTCGAAAATGCTGCTTCAGTAGCAGGTACTATTTTACTTACAGAATGTACTATTGTAGATCAAGTTAAAGAAGGTAATAATGAAATTGATCCTATGAGTATGATGGGAGGTATGATGTAATGAAGACGGAAGTCAAAGAACATAATGAGTTGATCGCAATTAGAGTTCCTCCTGGTGACAGGTGGACTCTAATTAATGATCCTACAGTCTATAAAAATATTACAGATGCTTTAGAGGCTTGGTTTCAAAAAACAGGTGAAAAAGCAGAATTTAGACTTGCCCCTTTAGATAGTAAGTTGTATGTTATACGTAATAAAGAGGTAGAAATAAAAACACCTCCCGTTAAAAAATATAACCTATATGGTGACCGCGACTAAAGATCATACATTACTAGTTGAAAAATATCGTTCTAAAACATTAGATAGTTATGTCGGAAACGAGCACATCAAAAAGACTATTAAACAATATTTGGGTCAAAATGACATCCAAAATCTTATATTTTATGGTCCTGCTGGAACTGGTAAAACGACTTTGGCAAAACTTATTGTTAATAATCTCAATTGTGACTTTATTTACATTAACGCCTCTGATGAACGTGGTATTGAGACTATTCGGGATAAAGTCTCAGGATTCGCATCGACTGCCTCTTTCAAACCACTCAAAGTAGTTATTTTAGATGAGGCTGATTTTTTAACAATCCAAGCACAAGCTTCACTCCGTAATGTAATTGAAACATTCTCTCGTACTACACGTTTTATTATGACGTGTAATTATGTTGAGCGTATTATTGATCCATTACAATCACGCTGCCAAGTGCTTAAAATTGTACCTCCATCAAAAGGTGATGTTGCTAAACATATTGCTTGGATTTTAGGAGAAGAAAATACTAGTTTCGAACTAGAGGATATTAAAACAATTACCAACCAATTCTATCCAGATTTACGTAAATGTCTTAATACTGTTCAATTATCAACCCAAGATAGTAAATTAACAATAGATAAATCAGTACTTGTCTCTTCTAATTATATGACTCAAGTACTAAAAGAATTAAGCAATGCTAAACCCTTATGGCGAGAAATTAGACAAACAATCGCAAATGCTAATGTTCAGGATTTTGAGGAGTTATATCGTTATCTTTACGATAATGCTTCTACCTACGCAAATGGGAGAGAAGGAATGGTTGCTGTTTATATCAACGAGTATAGTTATCAGTCTAATTTTCGTATCGATAAAGAGATCAATGCTATGGCGTTAATATCAAAGTTAATTGAATTAAAATAACTATGTATAAAACAGCTCAAATACCACCACATCAAGAAGCATATTTTAATAGAAAAATTGAAATTAAAGATGATGTTATTTTAGATAGTAATGGTTATGCTGAAGATATTATGATGGAGTGGGAACGTGAAATTATGAAAGAGGCTGCTGCTATTGTTTCTCATAACCAAGGAGATGTTCTTAATGTAGGATTTGGGATGGGTATTATAGATTCATATATTGAAGAACATAGACCTAGAACACATTGGATTATTGAAGGTCACCCCGAAGTTCAAAAGAAACTTATTTCTGATGGTTGGTTACAAAAACCTCACGTTAGATTAATTTTTAAACCTTGGCAAGAAGTTATATATCATCTACCTAAGTTTGACGGAATTTATTTTGATACTTGGGATGATGATCAAACCGAATTTGATTCTAATGTCCATAATATTTTGAAAGAAGATGGAGTTTTTTCATTTTTCAACAACCCTGCTCAGTCTCAAAGGTATTGGGAAGAAGATAACTTTTATATGTTAGATAGACACGTTGATGTTTTAACTAAAAACCTTGATGTCCAGGTCTCTCATAAAGAAATTATAACCCCAATCCCAGAAGGATTAGACTATTGGGGATCAAATAACACAAATTACTATCATCCACTTTGTAGAAAAAAATGAAACAATTCCTAAAATTTCTCATAATTTGGATTAGCCAAAATATGGCCATACCTTTCTGGATGGTAGGACATGTTCATTTATCATTAAATGTATACCAAGACTTACACGAAATAATCGCTAGTGTAGGGATGAATATTATAGTAGCGATTGGATTTTATTTAGATTATAAACAAAACAAATAAACAATGAATCAAGGAATGAATCAACCCAACATCGACATCAAAAACACAGAGTCGGTAGAACACGAAAATGGTAAAGTATGGACCCAAGGGTTCATTATTCGTAAAGTTTCTAAATTTGTAGCAGGTACATCTGAAGATGCTTATATGCCAATCCCAGTATTTTATGATGCTGTAAGCGGTGAAATTTTACAAGGTACATTACCAAAAGAGCTAAGAGATGAAGCAGGTGACAACCCTCTTCGAGTGGTTGAATGAGGTAACTCTCTATAAAACAGCTCCTGAAGATATTTCGCAAGAATCATGGGATAAATGGAACTCTTACATGATACATAGATATGTATCTATGAACATGGATTACATAGACATTGTAAATTATGTTCAAAAGATTAATCCACAAAATAAGAAACAAATTTATTCCATTTATCGCGAAATGTTACCTAAAAGAAAAGTCTACCTCAAGTACGTAAAGGATCAAAACAAAAGAAATTATCAAGAACTAGCAGAATATGTAGCTGATTACCTAGAATGTGGTTTAGGAGAAGCAGATGAATATATTGACATATTACAAGATACGGGTGTTAGAAGTATTTTATGGAAAATGGGGGTTGAAGAAGATGAAACCGAAAAATTAATTAAAAAAGCAAAGTTATGAGTACATTAAGAGATATGCTTTTTACCTCAGCACACGCTGATAGAGCTAAAGCACTATTAACCCTAGATATACTAGAGAACCACCCAGCAGGTATTGGTGACCATTCAACAGATGATTTCTATAAAAATGCTGAAGAGGCACTTGCTATGTTAGTAGAAGCTGATGATCGTTTAGAAGCAATTGAAAAATATTTAAATAAAAAACAAGTTATATAAATGGAAGATACAATTAAATATGGTCTACCATCTACCGAAATTCTTAAAATTGAGTATCCTCACATTTACTCTGGCTATATGGCTATCGTGGAAGAGCAGTTGGAGCTATTTAGCAAAAAACATCTTGACTATGGTATGTCTAATATTAGTGCTGGTACTTTACTTGCTACTGAAGAGGAAAGGTCTTTTGCTCTTACAGGACTATGGTATAGAATAAGTGATAAAATTAGCAGATGGAAAAATCTACTAATCACCAATCAGGTTGTTAACAACGAACCATTAACCGATACTTACCAAGATATTGTAAATTACGGAATTATAGCTCAATTAGTTGAACGTGGTTTATGGAAAAAGTAAAATTAGTTATATTTGATTTAGATGGTGTTTTAGTTGAAGCTAAAAATCTTCATTTTGAGGCTTTAAATAAGGCATTAGGGGAAGAATACTCTATTAGTTGGAAAGAACATTTAAGTAAATATGATGGTTTAAAAACTAATCAAAAACTTGAAATGTTAACTAAAGATAAAGGGTTACCTATTAAATTACATTCTCAAATCTGGGAAGATAAACAAAAATATACTTTAGGAGAACTCAGACAACTTAAACCAAACCCAACTCTACAGTCTATAATGAATGCTTTAGTTGAAGATGGGTATAAAATAGCAGTGTGTTCTAATTCAATTAGAAAAACTGTATTAACTGTTCTTTCTAAACTTGGGTTAATGGAGTTTATGGATTATATTATCTCAAACGAGGATGTTCAAAATTCCAAACCACATCCTGAGATGTATTGGAGGGCAATCTCAAAAATGGGATGCTTACCAGAAGAAACTTTAATTGTAGAGGATTCACCGTATGGTTTGTTAGCGGCTTCAAGAGCTAAAGCCCATATATTAAGAGTAAAAAATCCAAAAGAGGTAACCTACACTAATATATTTAAAAAGTTAACTGAAATAGAAAATGGGAATATTATGAAAATGCCTGCTTGGAAAGACGATAAATTAAACATAATTATACCAATGGCTGGGGCAGGTTCTAGATTTGCTCAAGCCGGTTACACATTTCCTAAACCTCTTATTGATGTTAAAGGCAAGCCTATGATTCAGGTAGTAACTGAGATGCTTAACATTGAAGCTAATTATGTTTATGTAGTTCAAAAGGAACATAGAAAAAAATATAATTTAGATACCCTTTTAAATTTACTTACCCCTGGGTGTAAAATTGTAGAAACTGAAGGTGTAACTGAAGGAGCTGCTTGTACTGCTTTATTAGCTAAAGAACACATTAATACTGAGGCCCCACTTTTATTCACTAATTCAGACCAACATATTGTTTGGGATTCAAATGAGTTCTTCTATAAAATGAATGAAACCGAGGTAGATGGTGGTATTTTATGCTTTAAAGGCACTCACCCAAAATGGTCATTTGCTAAAACGGATGAAAATAATAAAGTAGTTGAAGTCGCAGAAAAAAACCCAATTTCTGATAATGCTACTGTAGGAATGTATTATTGGAAGCGTGGTTCTGATTTTGTAAAGTATGCTGAACAAATGATTGAAAAAAATGTTCGTGTAAATGATGAATTCTATGTTTGTCCTGTATACAATGAAGCCATCCAAGATAATAAACATATTTCGTGTTATATGATAGAAAAAGATGCTATGTGGGGATTAGGTACTCCTGAAGAATTAAATTATTATCTCGAAAATTTTAAGTAATGGATATTTTAAAAGGTAAAGATATGATTGGGGGTTGGTTCGTAGGTGACTTCGAACCCTCAGCTTACAAAACAAAAGATTTTGAAGTTAGTTATAAAACTCACCCACAAGGAGAGATTTGGGATAACCATTACCATAAAATAGCTACTGAAATTAATTATCTTATTCGAGGAAAAATGAATTTAAGCGGGACTACCTTAGAAGAAGGTGATATATTTATACTACAACCAGGAGAAATAGCTGTACCTGAATTTTTAACGGATTGTGAATTAGTAGTTGTAAAAACCCCAAGTATAAAAGGGGATAAATATATTATATAATATGGTTTCAGTATTCAAAAAGTTATCACAAATTAATTCTCAAAAATATTTTTTTGTTGATTATTATTTAGAGTCTAGTTCAAGTTTAAGAGATGCTGCTTGGCAGTTAGCTATTGGTCAAAGTGTAGGCAATCCTAACGTCAGAAATCAATGGGAAACCGACGAATTATTTAATAACCATTCATGTCTCATTGTAGGCGATGAAGACAAATTAAATCAAGTTAAATCCGGATTAATTACCATAGCTTTCCCCACAATTAATATTAACTGGAAAACAGATGGTATTTCCCATTTAATGGTTAATATTATGGGGGGTCAACTTGATATTGATATTATACAAAAATGCCATATTAAAGCTATTCAATTCCCCCAACACGTTAAAGACCAATTTTTAGGTCCTAAATTTGGGGCAACTGGTATTAGAGAATACACAGGTGTAAATAATAAACCACTTTTAGGGTCTATTATCAAACCCAAAACAGGTATAACACCTCAAGTACTACTTGAAATGGTAAAAGAATTAGTTGAGGGTGGGGTTAATTTTATCAAAGAAGACGAAATCCTATCAGACCCTTCTTTTTGTCCTATTGAAGAACGAGTCCCCCTCGTTATGGAATATTTAAAAGGTAAAAATGTAATTTATTGTGTCTCTATACATTCAGATTACCCCTATATCCTAGACCGGGTAAAACAAGTATATGAATTAGGAGGTAATGGTGTTCACGTTAATTTTTGGTGTGGTTTAGGAGTTTATAAAGCAATTCGTGAATTAGATTTACCTATCTTTGTTCACTTTCAAAAAAGTGGAGACAAAATCTTAACTAATCGCAATCATGATTTCCATATTGATTGGACAGTAATTTGCCAACTAGCTGGTATGATGGGGGTTGATTTTATCCACGCCGGTATGATTGGTGGTTATTATAAATACCCGGAGGATGAGACGATTGACGCGGTTAAAATATTGAATGAACACAATGTCATGCCTGCTTTAAGTTGTGGGTTTAACCCTAGTGTTACCCAAGAAGTAACGGACAAAGTTGGTATAAATTATATGGCAAATGTTGGTGGTCATATTCATGGCCACCCTAATGGAACTAGAGCAGGTGCTTTAGCAATGAGAGAAAGTATAGATAATTTAAATTTCTAAAATGGGAAAACATATAGGATTTTTAGAAGTAGGAACTTCTGATTTTAACACACTAATCCAAACAGTCTCAGATGATATATCAGGTATATCTATGGAACCTTTAAAATTTTATTTAGATAATCTTCCTAATCGCCCCCTCGTTAAAAAAATCCCAGCAGCTCTAGTAGCTGAACCAACTCCAAATATTGATGTTTATTATATAGACCCTTCTATAATTGATGACCCTAAAAATGATATTAAAGATTATATGAAAGGTTGTAATAGTGTAGGTAAACCTCACGATTTCCATACCCATTATAATGAATATAGTACAGGTTATAAAGATGAAAATACAATCCTT